ATTCATATGCTGCATTTGATAAGGAATTTGAAGCAGCGAACGCAGATCAAGATGCTACTGGAAAACTTGCCAGAAGCTTAGATGAGATAGCCATGGCTGAAGCTAAGAAATATGGTCGGACTACACCTGACATAAGTGATAGAAGAGCTGCACAACAAATAGTACGAAGAGAAGCACTTAAGACTGCAGGACCTAATGTTACCGAAGGTACAATTAAAGGTCTTGAAGTAACACCTGAAGGAATGCTTAAAGGTGGAAAAGTAAGTAAAGCTGGTCAAGAAGTTACAAAAACAACCACAGAAAATACTGATATGGTGCGTGAATCTGCCCGCAATGGTGGTAATAACAATACTGTAGTTTCTAATAACGTTAATAATAATAACACTACTAAATTTGTACCTATGAAGCCCACTGCGAGACCGGAACAAACAGGATCTGCTCTAGATCGATATACCAACCGAATATCAGTTTTTTACTAATAAGAAAGGGGCCCTAGGGCCCCGATCTTACTTCTTGTCTGCTTTCGCAGGCTTCTTTGTTGCTGGTTTATTTACGGCCTTTTTAACAACCCTACAGCCATCTGCCGCAGTCTGCCCAGCTTTACAAGGCCGTTTTACTTTTTTGCTTCTGGCTTCTTTTCGTCTTTCTTAGCCGCAGGTGCTGCAGGAGCAGCTGGGGCTGGAGTAGACGTAGCCTTAGCAGCAGGAGCTGCAGCGGCGGGAGCCGCAGCAGTCTTAACAGCGGGCTTGGCTTCTTCTTTCTTAGCTGGTTCAGCAGCAAAGGCAGTCAAAGCGAACATAGAAGCAATGATAGCGATAAATGTTTTCATGAATTTCTCCAAAATATAAAAAAAAAATTAAATTAAAATAACACTAAAATCTAACTAGCTCGTCACCTTACCTGGACCTAAGTTACTATGGTAACGAGTATCCAGGATAGGGCTAAGACTACCTAATTAATCGTCATTTGCCAGCTTGGCAAAATAAGATAGGGAATCATCTGCGTTGTCGAAGTCTGCCTTAGGCTTGGCGGCTGGTTTAGCAGCAACCGGCTTTGGCATTTCCTCATCTAAGTTCATAGCTTCAGCACGGGGTGCAGCTGCACCTGTAGCCGAAAGTACCATGGTTAACTTAGCCTTCAACTCGTCATATGACTTAAAGTTTTTAGGATCAACAAACTCAGCTAATGAGTGTTGCTTTCTCCAGATTGTCTCCATTTGCTCGTCTTCTGCCAAAGGCGTTGCTGAATCAAATTCAGACTTATCGTAGTTACGATATCCTTCAACATTACGAATCTTCAACTTGAAGTTAGCACCCTTCCAGAAGTCAAAAGGATTAACTGGATCCTCGTCCTCAAATTGAGGTTGCATCACATCCTTAATCTTATCAAAGATCTTCTTACCAAACTTATACAGCCTGACTTGACCTTCGTTCTCAGGATGTGCAGGATCTTTAACCACGTAAATATTAGCAACATAGGTCAGGCGACGCTTTTGCTTGCGTACCAGATCTTTGTTAGCCTCGATACCAGAATTCCATAATTCAGTATTGAGTTCTGAAACGGGATCGGATTTACCTAGGGTTGTGAGAGAGTTCTCGATATACCACTTACCTGAAGGACCTTGAAAGCCATGGTTCCAAATACGAACCCATGGAAGCTCTTCGCCTGCTGCTGGTGGTAAGAATCGAATGACTGCGTAGCCGTTACCAGCCTTATCTACCTCTGGTTGCCAGAAGCGGTCATCTTTTGCGTTGTCTTGAGTCTGAGGTGTTGCAATCTTTTCGACTTCCTTCATCAGTTTGTCGAAACCACCTGAGCTCTTCTTCATAGAACTAAAATCTAATGCCATAATTTTCTCCTTGTATGCGTTGTATAAGCGTTGTATTTGTGTTGTATTTTATTATTTACTATCATCAAGATCATCATAATCATCTACATCACTGTTATTAAGATCAAGACTTTCATCTTCCTCTTCTAACATATTATATATACTTTTGCGATATTTGCCACTCTTATCGACACCTTTAGTAATTTTACGAGCCTTTTTCTCGTAGTCTACTTCAAAATTTTTATGTTTCATCTCTGTTACTACTGACTGCAATAAACGGCCAAGCAGAGATACGTTTCGTAATTTCCGATTGGTGATGTGCTAGTTTAATCAAATACCGTTGAGTTTCTCTAATATGCTCGGATAACTCTGTCATGTTACCCTGTAGAATACAAATAGACTTTTCAATCTCCATCATACGGGATTCAGAAAGGTCTAATTGATCTTCGGTAAATTTCATTGTACTTGTCTTTTTTAATTTCTAGAAAAGGTGAATACTTCTTGATAATTCTTGATATATCCGGCCAGACTAAATCATCCTTTAAGTCCTGATCTAGTTGATCAGTAAAATTATTTAGCTTATTCAAGATTACAAGAGTTTCAATTGAAATATCATTCCGAAGATACATCTTTACAATAGGCGGGTGTTGCCCGTTATTGTAACTGAAGAGTTGATCAAAGGTTATATTGTTCTTGTCGGCAAACAATACGGCCTTATCTAACTCTTTTTTAAACGTATATGAGATAGATTCTATACGCTTCTTCCATCCTTGGTAGCGGTCTTTAGCTTCTACGTCAAATACCCCGCCCCATCTATCTCCGGACACAAAATTAGCTACTAAGAAGTTAACAATATCTTTATCCGAATACGTTTCTGCTACTCTATTTATTGATAGAAGATCTTTGCGTTTAAGAAAAGAATTCCTAGTAGCGCGCACACGCCCCTGCTGCTTTATCACATCATAACTATCTGTCGTAAAATGTAGGCGCAAGGCCAAATAATAACGATAGACTTCAAAAGGTTGCATAATCATACAGGCAAGTGACCCCGAGGTTTAATCATATTGGCTATCTCAGCCTCCATTTGAATCTTCTCCCGAAGCTTCTGATTAATCAATGAACCAATACTATCAATTTCAATATCTTTTTCATGACAATAACTAATAACAGCATCCATATAAGTTGTATTAAAGTTAGCCACTATCTCATCAATATACAAACTAAACTCATTAGGAGATCTAAATCGTTTAGTTATTACAAGTGCGTCGGTTAGTTGTTCGTTTTCGTCAGTCATACAAAGAAGATAAGGCCCAGCATTACTGCTTGAATGGCGAAACCAAATCCAATCGTTACCACCATCAGCATGTCTTTAATTATAGCTGATTTAACAAAATAAAGCAACAGACCCGCCCACAGTATTAATGATATATCCAGGGGTGGCATCTTATCGGTAGCACCAGCCATGACGGCAATAAAACCAGGAATAGTTGCACAAATTAATGTTACTATACTTATCCATGCAAACGTGTCTGCTGTTGCCTTTGTAAAGCCCTCAAAATAAGAGAATACTTTTTCTTTAAATTCGTTAAATTTTTCCATTTTTCTCTCCGTAAAATATATGACGACCAATTTGATTGATTTTTGGAAGATTCCAATTAGGGTTTACATAGTCGGCATGATAATACATTGCCTTATATAATGAAGGTAATCTGAAGTTTTCTAGTAATACCTTCTTAGCCACCTCCATAGACTCCTTATAATGTACTCCGGATTTTACCTTCGGTCCGCTTTCACAGTACCATGAAAACTGGCAGACAACCTTACCGTAAAAAACGTTTTTCTGATATACCACATCGCATATATCTGAAGGAAACTTACCGGAGGCAGCTCTATTTAACGTTACCTGTGCAACTGCTACCTTACCCTCAAAAGGCTCCGTAGCTGCCTCATGATAGATGTTCTTTGCAAGACAGGTTAACTGCTTTTCTCTCTCCAGCATTGTAATTGGAGTACCGTTATAATGATTGGTGTTATAATAGTCGATTCTATTAGTTGTAAATTTAGTTACCAAATATAACGTTAATACAACCAGACCTATTTTCAAAAATAGATTAAAAGTTTTTACCATTGGTTTTCCTTATTAAGGAGGCCCCTGAGTTAACAAGAGCCTCTGCCTTCAGATTACTTCTTGGTTGAAGTTGGTTTGATGTCTGTAGGTATGTTAGAAACAAAACCATTCAAGACTTGCGCCTTTGCAATGATATCAGTTTCGGAGGGATAGGCTGGGTAGCCTGGATGCTCTGGAGGTGTCTGGCCGGCGTGTTTAGCCGTCTCTACCTTTGTGGACCAGTCGTTTGATATTACTTCACGTTTACCGTAGTATTCGTCGCCAAGCATATCTTTGGCCATCTTGAGAAGTTCGAGACGAATCTCGAAAGGGGTCATGTTACTCATAATAATCTCCTTGTGTGTATGAGTGTTAAAAAAAGTAGTTTAATTCTGTTACGAGGATAAACTACCAAAAACCCTAAGCAGAGTTTAGGCTGCTAATGCGTACTTTTCATCGTTTGCATTTCTCTTTTTTGCGTCTTCGGCCGAGCTCCGTCTTTCTATACTATGTGCATAGCGACTAAAGTTACCCCAACCCTACGGCTTCTACTTTGCCGGATCGTCCATCTTTGTACTTATTGCCCTGTCGAATCTAGAACAGGCCCATCAAAAACTCTCTGTGGTGCTTGAATCCACGATAGCCCCACTCTTCCTGGCCGGTCCTTGTGCATGGTCGACATTGACAAGTATCTCGGTGTTCCAGTGTAG